ATCTATATAAAACAAATGGTAACAGGTAGGCCGCCTAAATTTGAGACACCGGAAGATCTCGAAAATCAAATAGAGTTATTCTTCGATTACTGTGAGGAAGTAGACGAGGTTCCAGACGTTGAAGGGCTTGCTGTATACCTTGATACTACCCGTAAAACCCTTTGGGAGTACGAAAAAAAGGACGAGTTTAGTAACACTATAAAAAGGTGCAAAGATAAAATCTTCCACAAGAAGAAACAGCTCGCATTTAAAGGCAAAATAAACCCCACTGTTTTTATATTCGACGCCAAGAACAACCACGAATACACCGACAAACAGGAGTTAGACCACACATCGCAAGGAGAAAAGATAAATATACCACCTATAATCTGGGCCAATGGTAATACAAGCGGTCAAGATTAGCGAAAAGTACAAAACATTGTACACAGCCCCATCAAGGTACTTTTATCTAGAAGGAGGAAGGGGTGGAGCAAAATCATTTACTGTAGCTGATTTCATATTAAGGCTTACATACGAACCAGGACACAAGATAATTTACACTCGCTTTACTCTTACTTCCGCTGAAAAATCAGTAATTCCAGAGTATAACCAACAAATAGAAGACAAGAGCCTTGAAGACGATTTTTACATCACCAAGGAGTCAATTGTAAATAAGAAAACGGGTTCCGAAGTATTGTTTATGGGTATTAAGACTTCAAGCGGCAACCAAACCGCAAAGATGAAGTCCATTCAGGGGATTACAACGCTGGTTTATGACGAGTTTGAGGAGCATCCCGACGAAGAGAGTTTTGATAAGATTGATCAATCCATAAGGAAAAAGGGGGTTCAAAACCGAATAATCTTAATCTCGAATGCACTACACAAACAGTCTTGGCAGTATAAAAGATTCTTCGAGAAAAAGCATTCTAATACTACCTATATTTATACCACATACAAAGACAATATTGATAACCTTTCAAGCGACTGGCTTGAAATAGCAGAACAGACAAAAATAATCAATCCAACTAAGTATAATAAGGATTACTTGGGATTGCATTACGATGACGTAAGTGGCGCTTTATGGACTATGGCTTTAATTAACAGGAACAGAGTAGTAAAGCCTGAATCTTTTAAGAGAATTGGTGTTGCGATAGACCCAAGTACTACAGCAAAGGAAACAAGCGACGAGACAGGAATAATAGTCGGAGGTAAAGGATATGACGATAAAACCTACATCTGGGAAGATAGAACAGGCATTTACACACCTAATGGATGGGCCAGGCAGGCACTGCTGGGATACTATGACAACAAGGCGAATTTTATAGTAGCAGAAGCAAATCAAGGAGGGGATATGATAGAAGCAGTTATTAAGGGCTTAGATCCTAATGTGCCAGTGAAGAAAGTATGGGCCAGTAGAGCAAAAATAGCAAGAGCAGAACCATGCGTAGCAAGCTTTGAACAGGGCAAGACAAAGATTTGCGGGAACCTACCCAGGCTTGAAGCTGAAATGACCACATGGAACGCCATGGAAGGTGAAATAAGCCCGGGAAGAATAGATGCAATGGTGTGGTTGTGGACTGAATTAAATAATGCAGGACCCAACAATAATTGGTAGTTTTTTTTACAAAGTATCTAACGAATTACGAGAAATATTTTCCATAATTTCAAAAAATGAACTGGTTTCAAAGAATTATACTAAAACAATTTACATCGGTAGCAAATAACCCTCTAATGTCTTCCATCTTCCGATATTGGGGACAAAATACGCCCGTATGGTATGATGATACCCCAGAGGTTTACATAAAAGAAGGTTACACGGGGAACGCCGATGTTTATTCGATCATAAAAAGAATTATTGATTTAGGAGCCGCAATACCTTGGAAGGTTCAGAGGAAAGAAAAAGGTAATTGGGTAGATGTGCCAGACCATGAGCTACAGGCTTTGATTGAAAACCCGAACCCTGTAATGAGCCAGTCGGATTTTATTTCCTCGCTGATGGGGTATTACCTTCTTACTGGGGATGCTTTCACCTTTGGGCCGTTTCTTGAAAATGGAATGAACAAGGGGAAAACCAAAGAGCTTTGGCCTATGTCTTCACACTTAGTAGGTATTAAATTTGGGAACATAGAAAAACCCATACTCGGATATTTTTATACCAATCAGCCTGAAAAGTTAATTGATCCTGACATGGTTTGTCATGTGAAAACTTGGAACCCCGATTCAAACGGATATGCATTCAGAGGACTATCCCCTCTCAGGGCTGCGAGTAAAAACGTTAAGATGGGAAATAGCGCAGTAATTGCCGAGGTAAAGAGTTTTGAAAATATGGGACCTGATGGAATACTCTCAAGGGATGGAGAAGAGTTTACCAGAGAGCAAAGCGAAAACTTAGAGGAGAGATTCAGAAGAAAATATCAAGGGCCTGAGAATGCCAAGAAAATAGTGATGACTGGTGCGTCTGTGAAGTGGCAGCAAATGGGTTTATCTCCTGTTGACTTGAACATTCTGGAGAGTAAAAAATACAATATGGCTACTCTCTGCAATATTTACGGTGCTCCTGTTCAAATCTTCAACAACACGGATAAGACAGCTTTTAACAATATGGATGCTGCACACAAGCAAATGTATCTACATGCTGTTTTGCCTCCGCTGTATGCTTTGAGAGATGGTTTTAACAGATGGCTTACTCCCAGATATGGGAATGATCTATACCTAACACCTGATATCTCAGGAATTGAAGTACTGCAAGCCAACAAGAAGGAGCAAGTAGAGTGGTTAAGCGGTGCATGGTGGATGAAGGGCATTGCCAAGCAAAGAGCAATGGGACTAGAAGAGGATCCAGAGATGGATAAATATTTCCTCCCTACATCTATCATTGAAATGGGAGCAGAAAACCCTGACGACCTTGAAGAAGAAATTAAGAAACTAGTAAAAGCGGGTATTTCTGATTATGGCAAATAGTGCAATGCAAGTCCATTTTAAGTGGCTATTTTCCTATAAGTTAAAAGTGTGGATTGTGGCGGTGTATCGTTCTATTTTTAAAAAAGAGCCGTATGACGTGAAGATGTTATCATTTTGTCTTTACCCTAAATATTATCCTTTCTTATCAAAGTTGTTGGGAATTAAAAAATTCTGGGTAGTAGTGTATTGGTTAAAAGTTTATTACATATGAACCCATATACCACTTCCCGCCCTGAAAAACTAAAATCCCTCATTTGGAAGGTAACTGAAAATAATCGCCAAGCATTTCGCGCATACGGGGAAAGAATATTTCAACAGGCCCTTAATGCTCAGTTTGCCCCTTTTATTCGAGAGTTGCTAAGATCAGGAATAATGCAGGAAGATTTAGTTGGTACTAGGCCGATGGAAGACGCATTTATACAGGTATACGCACGAGTGGGGACTTTTTTTGCCTCGGAGTCTTATGGTGGAATAACAAAATCATATCATCCAAAGTACGAAATCAAGCGAAGACGTAGGCGAAGATTCGTAAGCTCGGAACAAGCACAAACTTTAGAAACAACTTGGTTGGATTATATGAAGAGATTTGCCTTAACTGAGGCAGGTGATCGGATAAAGAAGATTACTGACACCACAAGAGAAGTGATCAGGAAAAGCCTAGACAAGTCTATCACTCAAGGCTTAGGCATCGATGAAGCCGCAAAAGAGTTGATGAAGGAATGGAAAGGTATAAGCAAGACAAGGGCAAAGGTTATCGCCCGAACAGAAATAGTAAGCGCGTCAAATGCTGGAAGCTTTATCGGGGCTCAGTCAACAGGCTTAGACTTGCAAAAAGTATGGTTATCCACAAGAGATTCACGCACAAGGGATTCACACCAACATTTGGACGGGGAAAAAGTCGAGATGGAGGAAATATTTAGCAATGGATTGCGGTATCCCGGAGATCCGAGAGGGGTAGCAAGAGAAGTAATTCAATGTAGGTGTACCCAGACCTACGAGGTAAGAGAATAAGTCTTTTATGCTTGTATTTGGCTCCAAATTTGCCCTATATTCACGCATGAAAAAATTACTACTACTTCTATTTATCCCGTTTATTTCTTACTCTCAGGAGATTGGAATAAAGGCCGGGCCTTCTTATACTGTTTCTACAGGTAAACTCAAAGACGATTATGGTAAAGGAAAATTCTTCTTTAATGCTGGGATTTACAACCGCGACGATTTAGGTAAGGTTAACTTTGTTTTTGAAGTATTTTACAATCAGTTGAATATCTCCAAGAGTGGAGCCGATTTTAAATTACATACAGGTAACGCTGCTTTTTTGCTTGAGACTAAGGGACGATTTGCTGTCCAGGTTGGACCGACTGCAGTCTTTAACCTTAAATCAAAGGTAACTGAGATAGAAGCATATCGAGGTAGCATACTTCCCGTTAATATTGATGCTACCGCAGGGGTATTATTCAGGGCTTCGGATAGACTAGGGGTTAATGCTCGGTATACTTACTCCATTTTTGAGAGCATAGAAGATACTAAATATCACCCGCAAAGTGTGCAATTATCAGTAAATTACATGATCAAACTGTTTTAATAATGGAAACAACGCACGACGAGCCGATCAAGAAAAAGTATGCATTTAAATTTCACCAAGATAAATACCAGGATAAATTAGTAAATCAAATAAATAAGGTTATCACTAGAATTGCCTTAAAAAATCCTACCTATTCAGCTAATGTTCAAGCTAACATAGGACATTGCGGTGATGACTTTATCAAACAAAAAGCAACAATAATCTTGACATTTTTAGAAGAGCCGGAACGTATCGAATAAAAAAACCTATAACTACCTAATAAAAATATTTTAAAAATGGAAACACCTTTAATTGAAATACCTAAAGCTCAAGATGCGTTTGATAATATTTTAAAAAATGCGGAAGAAGGTCTTAAGAATTCGAGACAAAACCTTATTGG